GGCGCAACAGACCGTTCTGAAGTTCAAGCGGATCACAGACCAGCGCGTGGCGATAGACTACGTGTACTGGGAAGACTTTCTGTGGTCTCCTTGCAGGGTCTGGGAAGAACGTCGTTGGGTAGGCCGTAAGGTCTACATGGATCGTGATCAGCTAAAGAAGCGGTTTGGTGAAGAGAAGGGCGGCAAGGTCCCCCTGAATCATCGTCCTCAGAACATGAACCTGAACACATACCCTGGTGGTGTGGTTCCGGTTAACCAGGCCATTCAAATGGCCTGCATCTTTGAGATATGGGACCGTATCCACCGGAAGGTCATCTGGCTCAATAAGGACATGCCAGACGTCCTGGACGAGAAGGATGACTTCCTGAACCTGGTGGGCTTCGAACCCTGCCCGCGTCCTCTGCTGGCGAATATCTCGACGAGTAATACAGTCCCCCGTCCGGACTACTATCTCGTCCAGGATCAGTACAACGAGCTCGATCAGGTTAACAATCGAATCTCGATGCTTGTGAAGGCATGCAAGGTCGTAGGTGTCTACGACCAGTCTGCCACAGGCATCCAACGCATGCTGTTGGAGGGGACAGATAATACCCTCATTCCAGTTGATAACTGGGCAATGTTCGCTGAGAAGGGTGGAGTCAAGGGCCAGGTTGATTGGCTGCCCCTCGAGCAGATCGTCAATGCGCTCCAGCGTCTTTATGAAGCGCGGGAGGGGATCAAGGCCCAGATCTATGAAATCACTGGTATTGCCGATATTGTTCGCGGCGCTAGCAAAGCTTCTGAAACACTGGGTGCACAAGAGATCAAAGCAAAGTTTGCGTCGGTTCGTATCAAGGACACCCAGGATGAGGTTGCGCGATTTGCTGCTGAACTCCTACGGATTAAGGCCGAGATACAGGTCAAGCACTTTGACCCGGAGCTTCTTATCCGTAAGAGTAACATCATGCGGACGGATGACGCAGACCTCGCTCAGGAAGCCGTCGAGCTCCTACAGAGTGAAGAGGGATTTGAATGGCGAATTGTTGTTACCGCCGATCAGATTGCCCAGACAGACTACGCCATGGAAAAGGCGGATCGGATCGAACTCCTTACCTCTGTGTCTGGCTATCTTAGCACCGCAGGCGAGATGATTTCTTCGAAACCAGAAGTGGCACCCCTTCTGGTGGGGATACTCAAGTGGGCGATCGCCGGGTTCAAGAATGCTCGAGATATTGAGGGTATGCTGGACAAGGCCCTCGACGACATGGTGAAGAACCCGCCAGAGCCGCAGCCTGACCCAGAGGCAGAGAAGGCCAAGGCTGAGATGGAAATGGCGCAGCAAGAGCATCAGATGAAGATGCAGGAGATGCAGTCCAAGATCCAGCTGAAACAGCAAGAAATGCAGATGAAGATCCAGGCGAAGACCCAGGAGATGCAACTGGCTGATAACCAGGGTCGTCAGGAGCTCCAGATGGAGATCCAACGGATGCAAATGGAGCTGATGATGGCTCAGCAAGAGCACCAGTTCAAGATGCAGTCCATGCGTGAGGAAAATGACCTGAAGATGCAGAAGATGTCTCAGGAAGCAGACATGAAGGCACATGTCGCTCAGCAGCAGGGCAATATACAGGTGCAACAAGCACGTGTACAAGGCCTACTCAAGACGCGGCAAATGCATGAACAAGGCCAGGCGAAGGTAGCGACCATGCGCGCAGTCGCGCGGGCGAAGCCGAAACCTGCTGCAGGAGCACGGAATTGAGAAAGTGCTGGGTTTACATCAACGGGGTGTCCTATGAAAAGGGAACTGAGCCAGATGCTCGCGCTATCGGAGTGTCGGTGGGCCCGACTTTCATTCCAGATGTCCCTGACTTCGTGTCTCCGATCGATCGCAAGGTTGTCAAGGGCCGAGCTGGCATACGCGACCATTGTGCTCGGCACAACGTGGTCCCGACTCAAGAGTTGGCTGGTCTTCCAATGGGACCACAGCCTGTGGCGCCAGACAGGAAGCAACTCAAGCAGGACATCATCCGAGTGATGCAACAGAAGGGGTACTGACATGTCTCTTATCAACTTGCTCATTTGGCTGATCATCCTCGGCCTGGTGTTCTATGTCATCTACTGGGCGGTGAATCAAATCCCACTGCCAGCACCGTTCAATGTGGTGGTCAGGGTCGTACTGGCCCTGATCGTGGTCATCCAGCG